CTGAAGTAAGAGCACATCTTGTCGCTGGTACTGGTGTAACATACGAATCATCTGGTGGGGTTATTTCTATTGGACAACCAGTTGGTATCAGTGATAACGTTACATTTAATTCTGCATATTTCAGTAGTGGGGTTACCGTACATGGAAATTTAACGGTTGATGGGACAACGACAACAGTTAATTCAACTGTAGTTAATATCGCAGATAAGAATATTACATTAGCAGATTCTGCAGCCGACCTAACTGCTCTTAATGGTGCTGGTATTACACTTGGTGGTGCAAGTATTACTACACCTCCGGAAATGAAGTACGTAACATCTGGTGATTTAATTAACTTCAATAGAGCAGTTGATGTTGATGGTGCGGTCACCGCAGATTCTGCTACATTTACTAATATCACTCGCTCAGGTGCTACAAGTTATGCTGGAACATGGGGCTCAGCTTCACTTGTTCCCATTGTTACTCTAGACGCTTCAGGATTTGTTGACAGTATCGGCACAGTATCAGTCGCTGGCGTTAGTAGCACATTATGGGATTCTTCAACAGCGCAATTAGTAATTAATACCGCTGATGGAGGAATATTCAGAACTACTATTAATGGTTTTGGTGACGATCAAAGATTATACTTTGGTGATGCTAATGAAGCATCGATACGGCATACCACTGGTGGTACAACCGTTATTGAAGCAGGGGCTACTGAATTAGATCTTGATGGTGCTGGTCATTTCTTAATAAAAAATAATGTCGGTGGTGCTAAAATTGCAGAATTTACTCCTTTTGCAGGCGTCGATCTATATTATGGAAGTGTTAAAAAATTAGAAACTACATTAACTGGTACTACCGTTACCGGTACGTTGAACGCTGATTCGGCTACAGTAACAAATCTAACTGCTGATTCTGCAGTAGTTACAAATATATCAGGTACATCAGCAAACTACAGCTCAGTAAACGCTACAACAGGTACGATCAGTCAGCTTGATGTAGACTCAGCACATATTGGTATTATCGATAATAATACTATTAATACAAATTCATTAAATGCAGATTCTGCTATTGTAACTGATATCTCCGGTGTTACTTCTAACTACGCTACTGCACATGCTGCAGCACTTACTGCTGATTCGGCGTCAGTTACTAATATCTCTGGTACATCTGCTAACTACACAACTGTAAATGCCACAACTGGAACAATTAGTCAGTTCTCTGCAGACTCAGCGCACATTGGCATAATTGATAATAATACATTAAATACGAATGCCTTGGATGCGGATTCAGCTAATATAACTAATGTATCTGGCTCATCTGCAAATTATAGTACTGGTAATTTTACGACTTTAACCGCTGCTGGACTAACAGTAAATGGAAACATTACGGGTACAGGTAACACATATATTGCTGGTAACCTAACTGTTCAAGGTACTACAACAACTGTTAATTCAACAGAAGTTACTATAAATGATAAAAATATTGTACTCGCTGATTCAGCCGTAAACAATGTTGATATTGATGGTGCGGGATTAACTATTGGTGGCGCATTATACACTGGCGGTACTAAACCGACTATAACATATACCTCTACTGATGATCGCTGGGCATTAAATAAAGCATTAAATGTATCAGGTGCAGTAACAGCTGATTCTGCTACAGTAACAAATCTGACAGCAGATTCCGCAGTTATTACGGATATCTCTGGTGTTACTTCTAACTACGCTACTGTACATGCTGCAGCGCTTACTGCTGATTCTGCTATTGTAACTGATATCTCTGGTGCTACTTTAAATTATGGTACTGGTCATATTAGCCAATTTGATGCAGATTCCGCACGTGTACAAACATTAAATACCCATACTTTATCAAGATCCAATACAACTGTAATAGCAGGAGCTTATGGTTCAGCATCACTTGTTCCAGTGGTAACAGTTGATGCTTCAGGTTTTGTTGATAGTATTGGAACCGTAAGTGTTGCTGGTGTATCAAGTACATCATGGGATTCATCAGTTGGCGTATTTACAATTAATACTGTTGATGGTGGATCATTTTCAACACCAATCAGAGGATTTGGTGATAACGTATCACTTGCATTCGGTGATAACGATGATGCTATTATTAACCGAAATCCTGTTAATTTGGTTATTAAAGATTCCACCGGTGGGATCTACATTGAAGCACAAGACATCTATCTGTCATCAAAAAATAATGGTAACCCAATTTGGTTGCAAGCTGGTGCGGATGATGGTGTAAAAATCAATGATTCCTCTGGTGATCTTAGGCTTCAAACAGTTAGCACCGGTACAAAGGTGTATGGTTCACTCACAGGTGCTACTACTGTATCAAGTACTAATCTAGAAGCTGACTCAGCAGATATTCAAATTATTTCTGGTAGTATTGCAAGTTACGGATCACTGCTCGGGGATTCAGCCACGATCAGTCAACTATCTGTTGATTCTGCACACATCGGAATTATTGATAACAATACATTAAGAACTAATTCGCTTGATGCTGACTCAGCATCATTAACAAATGTATCTGGTAGCTCTGCAAATTATAGCACAGTAAATGCTACAACAGGTACAATTAGTCAACTTGATGTAGACTCAGCCCATATACAAACACTGAATACACATACACTTACTAGATCAAATACAACGGTAACTGCTGGTGTATATGGTTCGGCATCACTAGTTCCTATTGTCACAGTTGACGGATCAGGATTCGTAGATAGTATTGGAACCGTAAGTGTTGCTGGGGTATCAAGCACATCGTGGGATTCTGCAAGTACTACCTTTACTATTAATACTGCTGATGGTGGTAGTTATCCGACTATTATAAACGGATTTGGAATACTTCAGGCGGATTCTGCTTCGATTACAAATATATCTGGTACGTCAGCAAACTATTCTACAGTAAATGCTACAACAGGTACGATTAGCCAATTATCTGTAGATTCAGCACATATCGGTATTATTGATAATAATACATTAAATACAAATGCACTAAACGCAGATTCTGCAATCGCAACTAATATATCAGGTGTATCACTAAACTATGGTACTGGTCATATTAGTCAATTAACAGTAGATTCTGCTACAATCACAAGCTTCCAAGCAGACTCAGCTACCGTTGGTGAGATTCAGTTCCAGCTTGGTTGGGCAGATAGTCATATTGGATTTAGAGAAGGTGCTCTATGGTATGATCCTTTCCATAAGAATCTAAACTATTATACTGATTTCGATCATCCAATTGAAATTGGTATGCAAGAAGTTGAGAGGGTGTACAACAACACTGGCGTGGAAATTGCCAAAGGTAAACCACTCTATTACTCAGGTAACTTCGTTAACGATTCTGGCAGAGAATCTCCTACAATTGCTCTAGCAGATGCAACAGACGCAGCTAAGTATAACGTTCAGGGTCTTTCAGCAGAAGCTATTCCAAATAACTCTTACGGACAAATTGTTGTATCTGGTGTAATTGATGGCATTGACACATCCTCTCTTACTGCAGGTCAAAACTTCTTCGCCGGCCTTACACCAGGTGCACTACAGAATGCTGCCCCGGCTTATCCTAACTTCCCGATGTGTCTCGGTTGGGTTATTAAATCTGATCCTAATAACGGTAAAGTTATTATCAACCAGCAGAACCATTCGGTTGCTGGATTTAGAGTTCAGTCTGCTGCACACATCGGTGGTGATTTAACTATCGACGGTAACTTAAATGTTACTGGTACACAAACCATTACTTCTACAGCAAATGTAGAAATTGGTGGTAACTTCCAATATCTCAATGCTGGTGATACGATTGGTGAGGCTGGTACAAGCTTTGTTGGAACTGGCCTAGATGATGCATTCTACTCTGGACATTACTCAGGCGATGAAGCAACTAAGTCATTCTTCGTTAAGATTGACGCTACTGGAACACCTGATACGTTTGAATGGGGATTTGATTCATCTGTCGGTACAGAAGCAACGGGTATTGCTATCACAGGCGCTGCTCAGATACTAGACAGTGCGTACGGTATTGAGATCGACTTTGGTGCTACAACCGGTCACACAGTTGGTGATAAATGGACAGGCACAGCTACTGCAACAGATATTGATACAGGATTCTTCTCTAACAGAAACGATTCTGCATACACCCACGTTGGTCTATACTTCGACGTATCAGAAAATAAATGGACATTCCTAAACAGATACGATCCAGAACCAGATGCACCAATTGATCCAAATTCAGCTGGTACACAATATGGTGTAGTTAAAGCAACTACATTCGAAGGTAACTTATCAGGTAATGTGACTGGTAACGTAACTGGTTCGCTCACAGGTAATGCTTCAACAGCTACAACTCTTGCAACTGGTAGAAACTTCTCTGCTTCGGGTGATGCAACAGCACCAAATGTTTCATTCAATGGTTCAGCACCTGTTGATCTAGTACTTACATTAGCAACAGTGAACGGTAACGTTGGATCATTCGGATCTTCATCACAGGTACCAGCAATCACTGTTAATGGTAAGGGTCTGGTAACTGCAGTTACGGCAACGAATATTGATCACGATGCTCTTACAAACTTTGTATCCAATGAGCATATTGACCATACATCAGTATCAATTACAGCAGGAACAGGTCTAACAGGCGGTGGTACAATCGCAGCTACTAGAGATCTTGCTATTGACTCTGCAGAATTCCTAGCATATTTCGAAGGCTCTATTAACCACGATAACCTCTCTGGTTTCGTTGCAAATGAGCACATTGACCATACATCAGTGTCGATCACAGCAGGAACAGGTCTGACAGGTGGCGGCACAATCGCATCTACCAGAGATCTTGCAATTGACTCAGCTGAATTCTTAGCATACTTTGAGGGTTCAATTAATCACGATAACCTCTCTGGATTCGTAGCTGATGAGCATATCGATCACTCATCGGTATCAATTACCGCTGGTACAGGCTTAACGGGTGGCGGTACGATCGCTTCTACAAGAGACCTTGCTATCGATTCAGCTGAATTCTTAGCATATTTTGAAAGCTCTATTAACCACGATAACCTAACAGGATTCGTAGCTGATGAGCATATCGATCACTCGACGGTATCAATCACAGCAGGCACTGGTTTAACAGGTGGTGGTACAATCGCATCTACTAGAGATCTTGCAATCGACTCTGCACAATTAACTTCTTACTTCGGTGCAACGATCTTTACCGATATTAAAACAAGAGATGGGGCAGGATCTGGTCTTGATGCAGATACACTTGATGGTCAACAAGGTACATATTATAGGATCAACGTATACAATGCAGCTGGATCACTATTAAACTAAGGTAAATACAGATATGGCAAATCCAAGTTCAAGACAAGGTTTAATTGATTACTGCTTAAGGCGGTTGGGTGATCCTGTAATTGAAATTAATGTTGATGACGAACAAATTGAAGATCGTGTAGATGAAGCGATTCAATTCTGGCGTGAGTATCACTCTGAAGCAACTTTTAGGGATTATGTTTCTTATCAGGTAACTTCACAAGATCTTACCAATGGATTTATTGCTGTTGACAGCAACGTTCTTTATATCACAAAATTATTCAGACTCTCTAGCTCATTTAATACTTCATTTAACTTCTTTGATATTAAGTATCAAATGATGCTGAATGATATTGCCGATATGCAGAACTTTGCAGGTGATCTTGCATACTACGAACAACTACAACAATATCTCTCACTACTTGATATGAAACTAAACGGTCATCCACAAACAACATTTGCACGGAAAAAAGACAGACTGTATATCCATGGTGACTTTAAAGATGGTGATGTTGTTGCAAACGAATATATTGTGTATGAAGCATATAAATTTATTGATCCTGGAACATACACCGAGGTCTACAATGATATGTTCTTAAAAGAATATACTACAGCACTTATCAAACAACAATGGGGTACGAACCTTAGTAAATTTGAAGGTGTACAATTACCAGGTGGCGTTACATTAAACGGTCCTAGAATTTATGAAGAAGCTACACAAGAAATCGAAAGGTTAAGAGAGAAAATTAGGCTTGAGCACGAATTCCCTGCAGACTTTTTCGTAGGATAATATCATGGCAGTTAATCCTTACTTCAACCAGAATCTTAGAGGTACACAGAACCTCTACGAAGATTTGGTTCTAGAATCCATAAAAATATATGGTCAAGATGTATATTATCTCCCTCGTGAAACAGTAAACGAGGATACGATTCTTGGTGACTTAGAAGCATCTCGTTTCGGAAATGCTTATAAGGTTGAAATGTATATTGAGAACATTGAAGGATTCGATGGTGAGGGAGATCTGTTTACTAAGTTTGGTGTAGAAATTCGTGATGAGGCAACATTCATCGTAGCACGTCGTAGATGGACAAGCGCAGTTGCAAGAGCGCAGAGTGATGCAAATATTATTAGACCACGGGAAGGGGATTTAATATATCTTCCTTTGTCAAAGTCTATGTTCCAGATTCAACATGTAGAACATGAACAGCCATTTTATCAGTTAAATAATTTACCTATTTACAAGATGCGCTCACAGCTATTTGAATTCAGTGGTGAAGATTTTGATACGGGTGTCGATGATATCCAGGCTATTGAAGAAAACTATGCATACGAATTCTTACTACAACTTGATTCTGGTGGTGACTTTGTAGAAGGTGATACTATGATTCAGACATTGTCTGATGGTACAGTACTTACGGGAGAAGTTAGTAGATATTCTGATTCAGATAAGATTCTAGGTCTTATTAATTTTGGTGGGGATGATGGTCTATTCCATCTTCCAACTACTGATGTATTTGTACAAAGAATCGCAGCAGATGGTGGTGGTACATCATTTGTGTTATCAGTAACAGAGAATAACCAGCTCAGTGAAAATGAACAGAATGATGCATTTGATACAACAACCACGGATCTTGGCTTCCTAGACTTCTCTGAAAGCAATCCGTTTGGAGATCCTCAGTAATGTTAGGTGATTATTTCTACCACGAACGAATTAGAAAAAGTGTGGCTATGTTTGGCTCACTCTTTAACAACATCTACGTGCTACGTAAGAACTCTTCTGGTGGTGTTATTAGTACACAAAAGGTTCCTTTGTCGTATGCACCAAAGCGTGACTTCTTAGAACGTATTCGTGAGAATCCAGATCTATATGATGATACAAAGGTAGCTATGAAGTTACCTCGTATGTCTTTTGAGATTATTGGTTACCAGTACGATGCTCAAAGACAATTACAGAAAATGAATAACTTTTCTAAATCTGGTAGTGCTACAGAGAACAGAGCGAAGATTAATGCTCCGGTTCCTTATAGTATTAGTATGCAGCTTAATGTTTATTCTAAGACACAAGATGATGCACTACAAATTGTAGAACAAATTATACCATATTTTAGTCCACAGTATACATTAACAATCCAACCGTTTTCTAATTACAACGACGTGAAAGAAGACGTACCGATTATCCTACAAGGTATGAGTTACCTTGATGATTATGAGGGTAACTTTGGTAGAAGAACTATTATCTACCAGTTGGACTTCTTGATGCATGCAAACTTCTATCATGGTATTGCAAATTCAAAGATTATTCGTCAGGTGGATGGGAATCTTTATGTTGGTGTATTAACAGACTCAGATGGGTTTGGTAACTCTGTTTACCCACAACCTAAGCTTACCGTGCTACCTAATCCATTAGACGTGTCACCAGATAGTGATTATGGATTTACTGAAACCTTTACATATGTGGATAGTGCATAATGGAAAACAATGAAAATATTAAAAGTGATTATGAATATTCCAGAGACACCTATTACGAAATTTTAGAAAAAGGCAAAGAAAGTCTGGAACTTATGATCGAGGTCGCACGCGAGAGCGAGCACCCGAGAGCGTTCGAAGTATTATCTGGTATGATGAAGAATATGGCAGATATTAATGATAAATTAATGGATTTAAAT